TGTGGTGCTGAATATTGGGCCAGCGGCATTGGTGGTGCTTAAATCATAACCACGAACATCATTGGTAACATTTTGATAACCCATCCAGGCGCCACCATTTTGAATCATAATGTCAGCTGTGGTAGCATCACTGTAGTACCAGTAGGTTCCATCGGCTGGATTGATCTCAGGAGGACTACCTGCGGCTATATAGGTAAATGTTGGGCTTCCGACCCAATTACTCAAAGTGATACCAACCACTGCGCCAGCAACATAAGTGTCACGAATACCTACAACCGATGTAGTAAATCCAGCGGTGTTTATTGGAGTATGAGTACCGTCAACTAGATAAATGTCACCGCCTGTGGCATGCGTAAACACAATAGCACCAGCACTGTTGACCGAGGCACTGACATTGTCAACACCTGCGGCACTGACTGCAGCTATAAAATCGCCAACGGTAGTGCCATCAATGGTAACCAGTACAGGAGTTGTTGGTGTGGCTGTTTCAGGCTCGGTTGCTGATAAAGTAAATGTAGATCCAGTGACAAATGTTGGATTGACCGTTGCACCGGTAACCACAGTGGCACCTGCAGCAATACGCTCAAGAATCAACAAGCCCGAAGTACCGTTGTTTAATGGGTCAATATGGCCATATGTTGTGCCGGCCGGAATGCTTTGGCCGCCGTTGGCAGGATCTAATCCGTACAATGCATCTGCATCTGTGGCATATATTGGGCAACTTTGCAATACATAGGTACCCAGGGTACTGCTATAACTTTTAACTTCTGTCAACATTCCTTGATTGACATTGTTGGTCTGTTGGAATACTGATCCGGTAGGAGCTGGCATGGCCTGTCCTGTTCTCCAGCGTGGAGCTGCATAGTTTGGACCAAAATCATACTGTGGAGCATAGTATTCACCAGCAGTGAGTCCCAGTGTGGCCAATGCTGTACCAGTATAGTTTTCAATGTAAATTACACCACCATTGGCGGCAGAGTTAACAATGGTTCCGCCTGACACATAAGAAGCTGTTGCGGTGCTAGCATAAGAGACAGATGTAGTTGTGCAGGCTGTCACAGTATAGGTTCCGTTGTAGCCTGCTGGGTTTACACTGGCAACTGTGATTGAATCGCCAACAGCATATGGTGCTGTGGCCTGTGTGGCAAAAGTCAACGTGGCAGTAGTGCCTGTTCCTGTTGCGCCAGTTACTGTTACTTTATCTCCGGATGCTCCACTGTCAGCATATAATGTTAATTTTCCACCAATGTTGGCAGCATAAACACCCGGAAGTGTAGAGCCGCTGAGAGCATTGATCTGACCTGCCAAATACTGTACTGTGTTGTTGGGTGAACCGGCTACAGTAACGTTTACTCCATTGATTGAGATAACACTACCAGGAGTGATACTTGTAGGTGCCAGTGTGCCCTGTACAGTAGGCCACGATGTTTTCCAATAATCACTGCCAACCAATACCCAAGTGTTGTACAAATCTTGAGCACTTGCACCATCCTGCAACCAGCCCGGAGCCTGGTTGACAGCGTTGACTGTTGTAGGACCACCACGTTTGTAGTAGGTTGGGTTGTTGGTGTTGGTAGCTGTAACTGCATAGTCACCAATGCTGCCGTAGCTGGCCAAAGGGACTGTGCTATCGGTTTCTAAGTAAGCGGTGTCGGTAATGACACTGGGTGTTTTTTTGGTAAATGCCGAAGTGGAAATATTCCACTCATTGATACCCCAACGACTGTTGGTTGTATCTAACCAGTAGGTTCCGTTGGCTGGAGCACCAAATGGGCGAGTTAGTGTAGCAGTAAGTGCGGCCAAGTCAATGTCGGCACGCATTACGTAGGCAATGTTGGTTACACCCAGGGCTGAATAACCGGCTAATAGACCGTATTCATTAAGTTCGTATCCATTGATTGGAGTGCCGGCTGTGGTGTTGTAGAAGAATGGCACACCAAACGTAGATAACAAATCTCGTTGGCTGGTCATCAAGTAAACCTTGCCAGCATTGGCAGCTAGGGTTCCTGGAGCGATTCCAGTACCAGCGCCAGAAATTTTATTCTGTGCAGTTGCCAACAAAATAAATGGTACCGAGCTAGCAGCAGCGGGTGTGTAATTGCTTTGGTCGATTACACTGACTTGTACACCTGGGGATAGTAAGGCCATAACTAATTCCTTTTTATTAATTAAAGATATTTATCGGTTATCTCAAAAAGATTGGTGTAATATACCCCTACTTAGTAGGTTTTCTACTAAATATTTGTATGAGACCCATATGTTTAGCCTGTAATCAGCGGCCAAGAGCTGTAGCGTATCACCGTGAGGATTCCGTACAGTATCGAAGACTATGCGAGTATTGTATCAAACGTGGCAAACGCATCAAGCCGCCTGAGCCCAGGTGGAAGATTGCTGGGTATAAGAAAAAACCCACTTGCGATCGCTGTGGGTTCAGAGCCAAGTTTGCAGCACAGTTATTGGTGTATCACGTGGATGGCAACCTACACAATACCGGAATCAGGAATTTAAAAACTGTTTGTCAAAACTGTGTGGTAGAAGTTGCTAAGACTGATCTTCCTTGGACTGTTGGAGACCTTGAACCAGATCTTTGACCTGGGCAAATAGTGGATCTAAGCCGTTGGCATTGTTGTCAATGACTGCATCAAATTCCGTGCCAATCCAGGCTGTTTCTGACGGGTGAATGTCAAAATCTTTGAGCTGTTGTTGAGCCATTGCATCGCCCTTGTTGGCACGTTTTGCGATGCTATACCAGACAGGTTCATCCCCACGCACCACACGAATTACAATACCGCCGGCATTTCTAACTGCCGCTATTTCGTTGGGAAAACGCACATCTGTGATAACAATATCGTTGTGTGCTCGAGATAACTTGTTTTCTAAGCTAGCAATCCAGGTATCATCGTGCCAGCTTCGACGAGCCACTTCCGTACCCCATTTTTGCAAGACCAAGCGTGGAGTTAGATTGGGCATGTCCAAACGATTGGCCCACCATGGATCTACCTGTTCACGCCAGGCGCGACTTTCTGTGGTACGCCCTTCAAGCAGTTCACGGTCCCAGCCAAACACAGCGGCCACAGCATCTTTAAGAGTGGCCGCAAATGAGTCTCGTTTGAATCCATAGATGTTTTGTAAGTAGTCAGCAATGGTATCTTTGCCAGATCCCTGAAATCCGCAAATTCCTATAATCATAGTTGATTCCTTTTATCAAGTTCGATTAATAGATAATGAGCCAAATCAACATGAGCTGTAGAACCGGGATGCCCATATTTTCCATGAATTTCTGCATCATAAGGTTTATGCCCTTTTGACAGCGCCCAGTCAATAAATGAAAACTCCCATGGGTTTATTACACTGGGGTCGGACAACAAACTCTGAGACAGCGATTTTAAAAATATATCATTGCAATTAACGTCTGGCAATGCTGGCCAAATCGATGCATTATTCCATATTAAGCACTTTATGTTATTGTCTCGACACCAGGAACTAAACATGACAATATCTGTAATTAACTCTGTTATTAATGCTTCTTTGCTTTCATGTATCAACCACTGACGATAGTAATCTCTTATTGCAGGATCAGTATTGTTACATGCATCATCTACGTCTCCGCTATAATAATCATTTGTCTTAATTACATGGCTTGTATGTATGCCAATTGGATGAAAATTTCCATCGTTATCAACTGCTGGAATATTAGGTTGCCAAAGTTCGGTGCGGAAAAAAAATGATAATCCAATTAACGCTAAAATCTGTTTATCTGATGTTTGTTTGATTTCTATTAGATCTCTCAGAGACGATCTAATAATTCGACGATTGCAACTGCCACCTTTAGCTCGATTAACTATAGAAGCAGAAACATTGTGTGCTATGATTTCTGAATATGCCAGGCCTGATGGTGGAGGTATTCCAAAACTACACGAGTTTGCATAGATAATCATCTGATTTCCTTTACATTCAAATGTCGCAGTGTGGCCTGTAGCATGTCAATTTGTCTACGGCAGTCTTCTAGGGCGTGGTGACTGGTAGGAGGTTTAGGCAGATCGGGCCACAGTGAGTAGATAGTTCTGGCATCTCTAACATTGTAAAATTGCCAAGGCAGAGCCTTTCCATAACTCTTGTAGGCATGCTCAAGTATGTTCATGTCGTAGGTAGGGCCATTGGCCCAGATAAACTTGTGTTGCCAGGCCAACTTGTACAAGCTGTCGAGTGCTTGATCCAGATCCACGCGGCCTTCTTCCATGAATGCTTCAGCCTGTGCTTCGGGTTGAGTGGCCCACCAGTCTATGGTGTCCTGTTGTATCGTACGATTTTCTTGACTTTCCAAAGTAATACGAGCATAATATTGACGATCGTAATAGCCTTTTCCAAATGGATCAAAGCTCTGTGCGGCAATGGTCAAAATGGTCGCATCAGGACCAGTACCTAAACCTTCTATGTCAATCATTAATGAGCTCATGCTACAAGTATAGCAGAGATCTAATTAAATTGCAAGCTCAAAATCTTCAAATAATTGTTCTTTGGTTTTATCGCAACGCATGCCTTTGATACCATTTTCACTTAGGCTAATAACCCTTAAATTGGTCCAATGCCCGATTATGTAAGGTGGTATGCAATCGCGGAATCCTTGCTGTATTGAGTAGATATGGTCAAGTGCGTTATAAGTGCGATTTAATCGGTCAGGATTTATCTTATCAAAATGATTCTTCCAGCTAGCCTCGGTAATCTTCCATACAGCATCATAATATAAACGGCGTAAGGATCTATCTTCTCTGGGTGTACATCCTTGTTTAATTCTGGCTTTATAGATTTTATCTCTTGATTCTTTAGTTTGGCTACCGTTTTCTACCCCATATTTTTCCAAACAGGTTTGTTTAGCCTTTTCTCTATCTACGTCTGTATATGTTTCAAGATTTCTATATTTGCGGCCACGCTCTACTGCTTTTTTATTACCGTCTTGCCGTTGTTTATTTGCTTGTTCTGTATGGGCATTTGCGTAATCGCCTTTGCTCCACTTGTACTTTTGTTTTGCGGTTCTACTTGAAGTTGTAAGGTATCTGTTTTCCCACCACTTGACTGGAATATTTTCTACAGGACAAAGTGGTATTTCATAAACATCATTTACTATGTGCCAAATCCGTTGTTTAGCTAGTGCTGTGTCTGGTAGGAATGATGTTTTTTCTAAAACTTGTTGCCAAAGATCTGGATGTGTTTTATATAGATATCGTGTGGCTGATTTATTAGCAGAGGCGTCTGTTTGAATAACGTTTAGTAGTATGTCTTTCATACTACTATTTATCACTACCCTACTATTTACGTCAGTTTATTCTTACCCAATTATCCAATAACCCAGGTCAAGGGAGCACTGCCATCAACATAGTTCTTCAAATCTTCTAGGCATTTGTCAATAGCAGCCTGTGCTTCGCCCTTCATTGCGGTACCGTTCAGAGTACCACCGCCTTGTGGGCCGGCAATTGTACCAAACTTTTCACGTGCTTCACCGATGATCATTTTGCAGTTGGCTACCATGTAGTCACGGAACCATTGACGGATTTGAAAATCACTCAACAGATTAAATTCTGGTTTGAGATTGTAGGTCCATAACAAAACGCTTTCGCCTGTGCCTTTGGGATCACGAATCAGTTGTAGCTTTTTGGTCACTGGATTCCAGGTATAGTTCATGTAAGCACCAAACATACGTCCTGCCAGTTCCACATACTGACTGTAAAAATCATAGGTAGCAAGTCCGCCAGCCACGTTGAAGTTCATCAAATACACATTCATACTGGCTTGGCTA